GGCATCCCAGAGCTTCACGACCTCTTGCATTCGACTGGCCTGGGTAATCACCCAAGGATCGTCGCGATGGCATTGGCCAAGGCCGCTGAGCTCAAGCGCGCTGGGAAGTTGAGGTGAGAATGGCCATCCACCCCTACCGCGGTGAGGAAGTGATTGCCCCGTACCTCACGGACAACAACGTAACGGTGCGGGCGATAGTCAGCCCTGACGGTGCGAGCGCGTCCTTCCTGTGCCCGTACTGCAACCAGATCCACACGCATGGCACGGCCGGTGGTCAGGGCTATCGGGCATCGCACTGCAGCAAGCGGCCACAGCCATTTCCCCAGGGCTATTTCCTTGAGTTCATCGGCGCAGAGCCAGACGACGAGGCCGGACGATGAGGGGCGAGAAGGGTGAAAAGGCCGAGGGCCAAGGCGATCAGCCCGATCGGCCCGATCGGCCCAAGAGCATCAGGAAGCTGCTTCCGCTCAATCCCACCACCAAAACAGCCCAGGCGAGGGCCGAGGCGGTCAGCGGCTACATTGAGCCTCACGTCGCTGAAATTCTGGAGAAAGCGATCGAGCTGGCAAAGTTGGGCGACCCGAGCAGCATGAAGCTGTTGATGGAGCGCTTCACTCCTGTTCTGAAGCCTGAGGACGAGAAGGTCCTGGTCCCTGGTTTTACTGAGCAGCCCACCCTCGAGGGCAAAAGCGCTGCTGTCATGAGCGCCGTTGCCAGCGGTGCCATCAGCGCAGCCGCCGGCCAGCGGTTACTTGGGCTGCTCGAGACGCACGTGCGTGTCGTCACTGCCACTGACATCGAGCAGCGTTTGTCCGCTCTTGAAAAGGGCACGCTTGGCACACCTGCAAAGCTGGTCGGTCGATCGAGCATTGGTTCGGACGGTGGCCGTGTGATTGACGACATCGACATCGCTTGAGATGGCAAATGCGGGCATTGACACTCTGGGCAAGAGGCTTGAGAAGATCGAGGTCACGAGGACTTCGTCAGACAAGTCGCTGATCGACTGGGCGCCAACGCCTGGGCCGCAGGAGATGGCTTACAACAGCGCCGCTGACGTCGTCGGTTTCGGCGGCAGCGCGGGCGGGGGCAAGAGTGAATTGGCCCTGGGTGTTGCGCTGACCAAGCACCAGCGTGTGCTTATCATGCGTCGTGAGGCGACTCAGCTCACCGGAATCATCGACCGTATTCGCGAGTTGCTGGGGTCGAGCGAGGGCTACAACGGCAGCGACAAGATCTGGCGCTTGCCTGGCCGGCAGATCGAGTTCGGAAGTGCGCCCAACATCGGTGACGAGGCCCGGTACCAGGGCAGGCCGCATGATTTGCTGGTCTTTGATGAGACCACGCACTTCGCCGAGAGCCAGGTGCGCTACCTGCTTGGGTGGCTTCGGTCGGCGGACCCGAATCAAAGGTGTCAGGTCATCATGACGATGAACCCGCCTCAAAGCAGCGAAGGGCGCTGGGTGTTCGAGTACTTTCGCCCGTGGGTCGACCCGCAGCACCCGACGCCGGCCGAGTCGGGGGAACTTCGCTGGTTCGCCATGCTTGACGGCAAGGAGATCGAAGTCGAGAGCGGCGAGCCGTTCATGCACAACGGCGAGCGGGTCATCCCGCAGTCTCGCACCTTCATTCACGCGAGGCTGCGCGATAACCCGTTCCTGCGCGACACGGGCTATCTTGCGCAACTGCAGGCCCTGCCCGAGCCACTACGCAGCCAACTTCTGCATGGCGACTTTACGGCTGGCATTGAGGACAGCCCGATGCAGGCGATCCCGACGGCTTGGATCGATGCGGCTATGGAGCGCTGGAAGCCACGCAATTCCAAGGGGCGCATGCTCTCCATGGGTGTCGACGTAGCCCGTGGCGGTCGCGACTCAACGGTGATCGCTCGCAGGCATGAGGGCTACTGGTTCGACGTGCCGCTCGTGTATCCCGGTCAGTCCACACCCGATGGCCCAGCGGTGGCTGGACTGGTGGTCTCGGCACTTCGCAACCGGGCAACGATCCACATCGATGTGATCGGTGTGGGTGCGAGCCCATACGACTTCCTCAAGTCGGGCACGAGCCACAATGTGATCGGTGTGAACGTCTCCGAGGCCGCTGCGGCCATGGACCAGTCGGGTCGGCTGCGGTTCAGGAACAAGCGAAGCGAGCTCGTCTGGCGAATGCGAGAGGCTCTCGACCCTGCCAATGATCTCGGTGTTGCCTTGCCGCCTGACAAGCGACTGCGTGCCGACCTGGCGGCATTCACTTGGGAAATGCAAGGGACGATGGTCTTCGTGCACAGCCGTGAGCAGATCTTCAAGGCCATCGGTCGCTCGCCGGACTGGGCTTCGGCCTTCGCTCTCGCGTTCATGGACACACCGAACTGGGAAGACGTTGCGGGCTCGAGCAGCGATCGCGATCGCCTGGCCGTGCTGGACTACAACCCCTGGGGTTCGATGCAGAATTGATGCACTCGGACGTGGGGATCGATGCAGATGCGCGGATTGGGCTTGGGGCCTTCCTGCAAGCAACACGGCCGCGCACCGAGCTGCACCCGTCGATCATTTATGCGACACGGGACGCGGCCGAGGTCGCTGGCCTCGTTGCGAGGCTCTACACTCCCTGCGCCGATCGGCTCTTGCCTTCTGTCTTCGGGCACGACGGCGGTCCGGTTGGCAACTGTGCAGACGCGGCCATGCATCTGCTGGCTGATCTGCAGCGCGGTGGCTTGGATGCGGGGCTGGCACTGGTGCGCCGTGATGGAGTGCTACACGTGCTTGTTGTGGCCGAAGGCGTTGCACTGGATGCCAGTTGCCAACGATTCACGGCCTGCAGGATGGCCGAGCTGGCAGACGACGTGCTGCACAGATCCGACTTCATCGGGATGCTTGGGGTCTGCGAGCTGTTTCCGCTAGAGCCGTGGTCGCTGGAACAGTGGCGCAGGATGGCCGAGATCGGGACGGACGCGCAGGCTCGAGCATTCGCCCTGAGCGGCAACCGCGTCCAGCGCAGTCAGGCCACAGTCGCCTGCCGAGTGGAAGTTGTGGCTTCGCAGATCGATCTCAAAACCGATGCTAGGATCCGAGCATGAGCACAGAATCCCGCCCCGACGAACCGCAGCTTTCTGAACCCGACGGCTACAGGCCAATGTCGGCGCAGCAAGAGCATGACCAGGAAAACGAGGACCTGGCCCTGGCGCGTGAGGTCTTGGCAGGATCAGCGCATCCAGCTGCTCATGATGCTGGCAAGGTCGGACACTGACCTTGGATTGACCCGGGGGCCGGGGGCCGGTGGGATCGCCCACCTTACGAAGCGGCCATCAGAGTCCAGTACCTTTGACCCAGCGGCCTCGCAGCTTCGCCTTCTGCCGGTGGTGACCTTCCACACGGCGGCCTTGCCCACGTTGAACTGCGCTGCGATCGCCGAGAGAGCCAGCCCCCGGGCTCGAAGGTCACGGATCTGCTGGACCTGCTCGTCGCTCAGCTTCGCTGCGGGATGACCCTCGCCGATCCGCCGACGATTGAAGTCCACATCGACTACTCGCTCCTGCTCAAGACTTTGCATGCACGGCCCGCTGTGAAATCTCGATGCCGCATTGTGCCGTGAATTGACCGTCAGACGGCACTCCCGAATACCGTCAATCGCCCCAATTCGACCCGCGCGCTTACCGTCAAAACCCAGCCCTAAGGGCTCATTGCCCACCTCAACGAGGCCATCGGAGCAGGGCAGGGGCATTAAGCCCGAAATCGAACGCCTAATCCTGACGGTAGGTCTGACGGTAAGCCCCTCGCAAGGCTTGCGTTCAGCGTCGTTCAAGGCCAATAATCAACGGCAACTTTCACGTTCCTGTTGACGATTGAGTGGGAATAAATCAGAATCGGTTTGTGTCGTTCACCGTCGTTCATCAGTGCCCCTCCGACAAGCCTGTTTAGCAAATAAAATCAAGAACTTAGTGTGGCATCTCATCCATCTACGTTCATCAGATTCACTTTTTGCAAATGTCGGTAAAAATGACGGTTGAATTTCGACGCCCCGAAAACGCCCGGGAGAGTACCGTCAGGCCCTTCTGACGGTATCTGTGGCGGTAAGGAAACCGACATGCTCACCGACAAAACGCTGCGTGCCTGGCGCCCCACAGACACCGCTCCGGCCAAGCGCGACATCACGCAAACCGATCCCAAGACCGGCGAGAAGATCGTCAAGATCAAGGCCGGCACGCCGATCCCCGTGCGCAAGATCGCGGACTCCAATGGCCTGTATGCCGTCATCAGCGACGCAGGTACCGTCAGCTTCCGGTACGACTACCGTCTCGATGGCCGGCGCGAGACCCTCACCATTGGGCGGTATGAGCCCGGCACCTCGAACCGTTCAGAGGAAGAGCTCGATTCCCTGGCCTACGGCGCCACGGTCTCTCTCAAGGACGCCAGGGTGCTTCGCGACCGGGCTAGTCGACAGGTCGAGGCGGGCATTTCGCCGTCACGATCTAAGGTGGAGTCCCGGGTTGAGATCGCCGAGGCCGACACCTTCGGCGCGTGGGTCAAGCGCTACTTCGAGTTCAAGTCCGACCCCAAGTCAGGCGAAGAGCAGCTGGCCGAGTCCACGCTCGAGCTGCGGCGCTCGGTCCCAGTGGAACAGGACATTGAGCTCGCGAGGCTTCTGGATGGGACCTCGGA